TTGTTTTTGTTGGCCGTTTGATGGCCTTGTGTTTCACGTTCACGGTCATGGCGTTTATTTACGGAATTTTGTTTGTGGATCAGCCAACCGAACAAGCACCAACAGACGCACAACTAATTGACTTACTTAGCACGTTGTTGGTGTTTTTGACTGGCACATTGTCTGGCCTTGTGGCATCGAATGGCCTGAAATCAAAGCCAGGATCTAGTGCAACCACCGATTAGAAAACTGGTGTTGCCAGCAGATCTGGTGCATTGCAAACCAGGCGAATTGCCAATGAACCTTTTGCGCGATGTAAAGCCGTTTGGAAAATTGCATCATTTAGCAGCCGCTAGTTGGACAGCGATGCGTCAAGCCGCGTTTGCGTCAGGCATCAAACAATTCAAACCAACCAGCGCGGGCGACACCTACCGATCATTAGCCCAGCAACGTGCAGGATTTTTGCAGCGCTATCAATTAGAACCAATCCCTGGTGCATCAACCAGAACGTGGGAAGGGCGCAAATACTATTTGAAACCAGGCAACGCCCCATTGGCTGCACCTGGTTCATCACGCCACAATTTGGGTTTGGCAGTCGATATTGCTGGAACCGCTGATCCGATCTTGTGGAAATGGCTGTGCGAAAACGCCCCGAAATACGGTTGGTCATTAGAGGTGATGCCTGCTGAACCGTGGCATTGGTTTTATTTTGTGGGCGATAAGACCCCGTCAGCGCTAATGCTTGACCCAGCGACACCCGCCCCGTAGGGTGTTCTTATCCCTGACAGAAGGATAAGCAGTTATGGCTGACGCAAAAACATATTTCTATGAGGTTTACACAACCAGTTTGGAAACCAACCAAATGGTCTTAGTGCAAATTTTCCGTGACCCAGACACCCAACAGGTGCTGCATGCCCAACTGTCATTCAAAAACGCCGTTGGGGACACCTGGGGCGTTCCATACCAATTGGAGAAAAAATGACGTTTACAGCAACAAAAATTGTGGCAGGTGTGATTTCAGCCCTAGTGGGTTTTACTCTTGCCATACAGCCTCTAATGAGCCAATCAGAGCCACCTAGCACCACTATTGCGCTAGCCCCGTATTTGATTGAACCAACCACCAGCACGTCTACAGCCAACACGGTTTTCTACATAAACCCATCAGCCACCGCTTGTGAGCAATTTAGCGCGCTGGCCGTCAATCTAGGTTGGCCTGTTGGGCAGCGCGACAAACTGGAAATGGTCATGCACCGCGAAAGCCGATGCACACCAAACGCACACAACAAACAGGACACCGTGGGCCAATCGTATGGCTTGCTACAGGTCAACACCTTTTGGTGCAAAGGCCCGAACAGTTACCTACAAAAAGCGGGCCTGATCACCTCATGTGAAAACCTGTTACACGCTGAAACTAATCTAAAAGCAGGTTTGATTATCTGGACACGGTCAGGTTGGTCACCCTGGCGCACAGCCAAATGATCGAATACCCATTATCGGAAAATTCCATGACAGAGGAAACACGCAAAATGATTACAGACAGAATTGATGCACAAGTAACACCACAAACAAAAGCGGTGATGCAAATGATTGATGACATTTGCAGGCCAGCACACAAACCAAAACCTGTGCGCGATGATTACCTGATCCGCACGTTGAAAGTAATGAAAACAGATTTTGATTTGTCAGGCAATGAAATCTATGCAGAAACATGTTTGCGTTGCATAGAGGAACTAGGCGGCGCGTTGTAACTAATGGCCCGCTATTACACAACTGGTGAGCGTTCCAAATACAATTCCCACACATCAAACAACATTCGAAGCGATGCGAAACGCAGAGAACAACTAGAAAACAGACAGAAGGAAACACCAATGGCATTTGACCTATCTAATTACGAAACCGTAGAAACACGGTTGAACCGATTTTGGGAAACATACCCAGACGGACGCGTTGAAACCACACTAATGAACTATGACGGGGACACCTGCATTGTTCGCAGCGTGATCTGGAAACACCGTGATGATGCACACCCAACCGCTACTGGTTACGCGCATGAAATCCACACAGACCGCGGCGTAAACGCCACATCATTTGTGGAAAATTGTGAAACATCTAGTTTGGGCAGATGCTTAGCCAACATGGGATTTGCTACACAAGGCAAACGGCCTTCCCGTGAGGAAATGCAAAAGGTTGAACGCCAGGGCGGTCAGGTGGCCTCTAGCGCGCAAGTGCATATACCGTCTGGTGCGTTTAGTACACCTAAACAGCAGGGCTACATCAAGAAACTGGCAAAGGACGCAAACATGGACGATTTGAATTTGTTGGAATTCATACAGCGCACCGTGAACCGTGATGATGCTGTGTTGGAATTGTTGAAATCCCATGAAGCCAGCGCCGTGATCGAAGCATTGAAATGAGTTGGGAAAACAAATACCCAGAGGAACCACAGGCCGCCACCGTTGCTGAAATGGTTGACTATTTGCGCGGTGTAATTGACACATTGCGCGCTGAAAAAGCATTGCTAGAAAAGCGCTGTGAAACGTTAGAGGCCAGCAGGGAAACATGGCAGAAACTTGCGGCAGCATGGGAATGGTTAGCGGAAAACCGTGACTGAAACAGAATTCAAAAACATCATCATTGGTGTTGCCAAACGTTTTGGTTGGCTCATTCACCATGATCTGCCAGCGATGAGCAGCGGCGGACGCTGGGCCACACACGTTCAAGGTGATGCAGGTTTCCCTGATTTGCTGTTAGTACACCCCACAGGCAAAAAGATTTTGGCATTGGAACTAAAAAGCGAAAAAGGCAAAACCAGCCCATTGCAGAAACGTTGGCTGTTGGCCTTTGAACAGGCTGGTGTGTATGCCACCGTTATGAAACCATCAGACATGGAATATGTGCTCTACCTGTTGAGCAACCCGCATCAATGATTATGGCATTTGATTATCCTGCCGCGTTTAGTGAGGGCGCATATTGGGCCAGCATGATTGCTGACCGCCTGAAATTGCGCGGGGTGCAATGCTGGACACCAGAACCACCAAAAGACCGCACACAGGAATGGATCACACGCCATGAGAAGGATATTTGCTTGCCGTGGACAGATAAACCGTTAGAGGTCAAAGCGCGCACCCATATTTGTGATGACCAGGGCAATTTGATTTATGACCCGCTATTTGTGGACACCAAATATGGTTATGACATGAAAACGGTGAAACCGTTGGCCTATGTGATGGTTTGTAAGAAAACCGCCAACATCTGGTGCCTGTCACCACGCGCGACATTCGACAAATGGGACGTTGAGGGAACATTTGACAGCAAACGCAAAATTGACATAACGGTGTACACAGCGGCAGCGGATTTGTTTGTGCCATACACCGATCTAGTAGATTTCCTAATTTCTAAACAACAATAGGCAAGCATCACGGCTGTTCCCCGTTTGCATGGGGTGGGGCGTAAACAGGGGAACCTGGGTAGATGATCGCGCCCTGAAACATGCAACACGAAATGGTTTAGGCAAAGCGGTCAGGCAAGGCGTAAACAATCGTCATTGAAATGTGTAGGGATCTGGTTAGGGCAACCCAGAGGGTGGGACAATCACATCTATGCCCGCACACAAAAACAAACAAACAGACATACACAAAACAAACACAACAAACACAAGCCCGTCCTGATGCTCTAACATAAGAAATGACAGCAAGCGCGAAGCGCGCGCTAGCACAAGCCGAAGGCGCGTGAGCAAAATGACAAGACCCAGCACCCCATACGACACAGCGGAATACAAACGCAAACGTGCAGCGCTACTAGCAGACCACCCGCCCTGCCATTGGTGTGGAAATGAAGCAACAACCGCAGACCATTTGGTGGAGTTAGACCGCGGCGGATCCCATGACGAAATGGTGCCCGCTTGCCTACCTTGCAATAGTCGAAGGGGACAGGCCTACAAACGGAAACGTGACGCAATACAAAACCACCACCGCAATGAAGCATTGAAAGACAAAGGCTTTGCAATAACAAAACCAGAACGGATTTTTTATGAGCAAAAACATATGACCCCGACCCAACTCAGTTCTATATCAAAAGACCTGAACCAGCCAGGACTAGAGCCAACCAGCCATGATGGGCCGCGCTTGGAAACTGTGGTGCCTGATGGGCTGGGATCGTTTGGGGCGGATCTGGGGGGCTGGGCTAGGGA